TTGCGGCGCGGCGCCGCCCTGCTTCAGTAGCTGCGGGATCTTGTCGGGCGTGATGCCCGAGCGCGAGAGGATCTCCTGGACCATCACGGCCATGCCTTCGGCCACATCGCCGTCGGTCACCTTGGCGCCGGCGCCACGCAGGAAGTCGCCCGCCTCGGCAACCAGCTCGGTCGCGGCGGGGATGATGATCTGCGGCGGCATCGTGCCGTTGGCTTGGGAGATCAGGATCGCCATCAGCGCGACGACGCCCTTGCCGAGCTTCTCGCCGATGTCGCCGGGGCCGCGCAGCAGCTCCTGGATCTGGGGTGCCATCTGCTCGCTGTAGAGCAGCTTGCGACCCGCCGCCACCACGCGCTCGTACGGTGCCTGCAGTTGCGGGGTCAGCTTCATCTGCGCGCGCACGGACTGGGGCGTGACCTTGCCGGAGTTCTCCGGGGCCTGCGGCGGGGTCTGACCCGCCGGTTTCTCGGCGGCGCTCGCAGGCCCCGGGGCGCCGGAGGCTCGCATCTTTGCGGGCGAAGGGCCCTTCTTGGCCGTGTTATTCATCTTGGCCATGTTAGCCCCTTGAACCGGAGATGATGCCCTGCGGCTGGGCGGTTGTCGAAAGAGGCGACGGGATCCGCAGGTTGCGCACGCTGTCCGAGTAGCGCTGGCGGATCCAGTCCTGGTACTTCATCTGACGCTTCTGGTTGTCGTCGGCCAGTTGCTGCTGCCCGTAGTAGCCCATGGCGCCCTGCACCAGGCCGCCGGCCAGCTTCGTCGTCTCGGGGTTGGCCTTCATCCAGCTGCTGGTGTCGCTGGCCATCTGCTTGGCTTTGTCCCACCAGCTCAGCGAACTGCCGTCCGGGGCTGCGATAGACGCGGCCGGCGCTGCCGGCGTGGCGCCCGGGCCGTAGGTGCCACCGGCCAGGTCCGCGCGCGCGGCCGTGGTCGGCACGTTGCTGCTCGAGGCGCTGTCGATCAGGCCGACCGGCTGCGCGTCGCCGGCGCCGGGCACCGGATTGAAGTTCGACGGCGCCTTGGCCATCTCGGAGCCGATCGTGCCGCCGTAGTCGCCCGGTAGCGACGCAGTGCCCGACGATGCCGCTTCGGCCGACGTGTTGGCTACCGCAGCGGCCGTGTCGTCTGCGGCGCCCATGGCGCTGAGCGTGTCCGCTCCGCGGTTCGCGGCGGCGCCGTACGCGCTGTCGGCGACCTTGGCCGCTTCGGCCGCACTCGACGCTTGCGACACCGCGTTGCCGATGCCGCCCGCGAGGCTCAGCACCCCGCCGATCATGCCCAGCTTCTGGTTGCCGGTCAGTGCGCCGACGGCCGTCAGCGCGCCGCCGGCGACCATCAGGCCGCCGAGGAGCGCGGAGCCGGCGCTGACCAGCGCGACGCCCTCGGCGACCGAGAACGCTGCGGCTACGAATGGAATGGCGGCGGGCATTTAGTTCCCCTTGTCGAAAGGCAGATCGGTGAGCATGAAGTAGTCATACCGGTCGTCGCTCCACTGGAGCTTGAAGTTCAGACGTTCTACGAACCGACGCGAGATCGTGTCAGTCCGGAGCACGCGAGTCGTCAGGAACTCTCGCTCGTTGAGCAGCGGCCCGAGCGTCTCACGCACCGATTTCCGGGTGAGCGCGAGGGCCTTGTGTTGGACGAAATGAATTTCGTTCCCGGCTACGGCCAGCGTCCCGCGATGCTCGCCTTCGACGTGCGTCTCGCGGAGTTCCCAGCCATTGGCGCGGATCTGTTCGATCATATGGTGAACTGCGGCACGTTCGGGTTGTTGACCGGTGGCAGGAAGGACCTGTTGTCGGGCGCCGGAGCTTGCGCGCCTCCGGCTGTCGTCACCTGGGCGCCCAGGTTGCCGATCAGATCGGTCAGGCCGGGGATGTTCGTGATGGCGGCTTGCAGCTTCAGCGAGTTCTGCAGGGCGGCCATCTGCTGATCGATGGCGTTCTGCTTCGCGCCGGCGTCTAGGTTCTGGTCCTGCATGATCTGGCCGATCGACTTGATCGTTTCGGAGTACATCGCCGCAGCAGACTGGCTGGTCTGCATCTGGGTCTTGAACTGCGCCTCGATCGTGGCCAGGTTGGTCTTGATCGCACCGTCGAGCTGCGTGAGCAGCGACTTGTTGGTCGCGTCCGCGTTGGCCAACGCCGCCTTGAACGCGGTGTCGTACTGCGTCATCGCCGACTGGAAGGCCTGCTGCTGATTGGCCAGGCCGGCCTGCAGCTGCATCTTCGCCGTCTCCGAGACGGCCCCGTTCGTCGCGGCCGCGTTCGTCCCGCTGGCGTTGTTCGCCGCGCCGGCCGTGACCTCGGACGCGCGGTTGGCGGCCTGCTGGTTGTTCCGCTCCGCCGTGTTGGCCGCGCCGGCCGTGAACTGCGAGGCCGTGTTCGTGGCCTGCTGGTTCTGGGCCGCCTCGGCGTTGCGGGCGTTGGCGTTGAACTGGCCGGCCTGGGCGTTGACCTGCGCATCCGGCGTAGCGATCTGCAGCGCCTTGTCGAGCACCGCGGCTTCTCCTGCGCCTGCGGCCATGCTCGAGTTCAGCAGGCCCCGCGCGTTCGCCGCCTGGGCGGTGTCCGCGCGCGCCTTGGTCAGCAGCGGGCTGCCGCTGTCGAGTACGCTGGAGAGTTGCCCTTGCACCGTCTGGTTCGGCGTGACTTGCCAGTCGGTGGCTTTCATCTGGGCAGCCGTGTAGCCCTGCGAGCTCGCCTTGGTCGGGTCGTAGCCTTGCGACGTGGTCTGCGCCACCGACTGCGCCGTATTAGGCGCCTGGACCTGCTGCATCTGGGACCCGAGGATCCCCGACGAGGGCGCATCGACCTTGGAGACGCTGCTCAGATCGAAGGGGTTCGAAGAGGTCGTGGCCATGTCAACCCTTGTTGATGGTCGGGATGTTGGGGTCCGTCTGCATGCGGCCGCGGAACCAGGACGCGATGCCGAGGATGGGCGCCGCCGTGGCGGAGATGCCCGCCAGCGCCGCCAGGGTCCCCGGCAGGTTGGCCAGCGCAACGGCAGCGCCCGGCAAGCCAGCGACCTGCGCGGCATAGGTGCCGATCACCAGCACGCTCGAGGCTACCACGTTGATTCCGAACGCGAAACCGATGAACGGCCGCCAGCTGTAGGTCGGCCAATGCTCGGCGGCGGCCTCCGCCTGCATCGTCTTGTTGACGTCGCCGGCGTTCTGCGTGGCGGCGTCGATCTCCTTCTTCATCAGCTCGGCGTCGATGCGGTGCATTTCGACCTGGGCGTCGATGACGCGCACCTGGTACTCGAGCGCCTTGGCAGGATCGCTGCGCAGGACTTGCAGGGCTTCGTCGCCGGTGTCCTTGCCGGTCACGACTTTGGCGATCTCCACGGCTTGATTGGCGACCTGCTCGGCCTTGGGGCCGGCCAGCATGCCGATCAGCGACGGCGCGAGTTGCGCGAGAGCGAGAGCGATGGGAAGCATTACTTGGACCCTTCCATGAGATTCTTTGAGGTTCGATTGATCCAGCCGCGCCCGAACGTCGGGAACGCAAACTGACCGTTGGCGAGCTTGCAGCCCACCAGGTAGATTTGCCTCAGCGCCAGGAAGCGCATGAGGAACTGGTACTTGTTCGTGGCCTTGACTGCCGCGATTGTGCGGGGCCCCAGGATGCCATCGCAGTACGCACCGCCGGCCTGCTGCATCCACGTCACGACGTGGCCGCCGTTGTAGTGCGCGTCGAAGATTTGGAAGCCTACCTCGGGGTCGAACTCGTCAAGTCGCAGCGGCGCCCAGTACAGCTGGTATGCAATCTTCTTCGCCGTCTCGCGCGGCAAGTCCTTCATCTCGCCGTTGTAGCCCCACGCGCGCGCGACGCGCTTGGTCACGCCCCACATGGTCTCGCCACCGGGGTCTTTGGGGTTGTTGGCGTAGCCGCCCTCGTGGCCGATCAGTCGGTCGAAAGCGGCGTCGAAGGACTCGTTCATGACGTGCTGTCCGGGCCCTTGGGCAGCTTCTCGAGCTCCTTGCCCAGGTACTTCAGCTCGAGCAGCTGGATGGTCTTCGGGCCACCCCAGGCGCCAAGCTGCGACAGCAGTAGCTGAAAGAGATCCGGCACGCCCAGCGCCTCACCGGCCACCCACACGAGCATGCCGGCGGCGACCGCGAAGCACGGCTCCGCGATCAGGTCGAACCACTTGAACTTGCGCCCCTTGCGGAGCAAGTAGAGGAATCGGGTGAGACCCATGAACAGACTCCCTCCGATGGCGGTTGCAATTTCTCGAGCCGAGAGATGGTCGAAGTCCGGTTGGATTTGAGGCATGGCTTTAACGGATTCCACGTCGAGGGGTGTAGTGCAACGTGACCGAGTTGATGGTGAACGGAGCGTAGCCTCCGGACGCCCCGATCGAGGCGAACTTGAGCGAGATGTTTTCGGCGGTCCCGTCGCACAGCACGTCGGTCGGTGCCAACGACTGGCCGTCCCAGATCACCGTGGAAGTTGCGAACGGAGTTTCGTACGTCGTCGACCCCGATTGGTCGATCTGCGTGCTGGCGTAGCCGAGCTGGTAAGAGAAGTCGAACTTCGAGTACGCGAATCCGTCGATCTCGAGCGACACCTTGCGGTAGCGTTTGAGCACGCGCGAAGAGCCTTCCGCGTTGAAGGTCAGCGCCAGGTTGAAGTCAACCCCGTTACCGTCGAAGCCGCGACCGGTGTCCATGCGGTACACCTTGCCGTCGACACCACCACAGAAGTTGACTTCCTCACCGTTGGCGGTCTCGCCTTCGCACCAGCAGTTCATCGACGTGCGGAACTGCACCGGCATCGCGCCCATCATCTTGCCGTTGACGATCGTGCAGAACAACGCGTAGTTGTTGCTGTAGAAGACCCGGTACTGGCTGCGTTCGCGGTTGACCCCGGAGGCCAACGCCAGGTTGCGCGTAGCTTGGATGAAGGGCCGGATCGGAAAGGTCAGCGTCGAGACGTCGAAGCCGCCGAAGTTGCGCGACGTCGACAGCGCGACGACGCCCTTGTCGTCAAGCGCGTACGCGTCCGTGAGGGTCTTCACGGTGTACGGGGCTGCGCCGACGCCACGATCGAAGGACACCAGGTTCCAGTTCGCGACCCCGGTGCCGTAGAGCATGAAGGTGTTCTCGCGGCTGAACACTGCCAGCGTGCCGGTGGTAGCGTCGCCCGGTAGCGACTCGATCGCGGTGATGCTCTCCGGCATCGCCAGTTCCGCCGCGCCGTACACCGGCGACCAGACATAGGGCGCGCCGACGCCGCTGTGCTGCAGGCTCGAGCCGAACGAGAAGAACAGGTGGTTCTTATGCGCGGCCACGTTGTTCGGCTTGTCGTTGGCCATGCCCGTCGTGATCGGGACGTAGACCGTGCCGTCGAACTCGAACCCCGGGTTCACGTTGTCGCAGCCGTACAGGCGCGTCGCTCCGGCCGCGCCGGAGAGGTTGGCCTTGACGGTCTGCACGCGGAAGCCGGCCCCGGCCGAGAGTGTGATGGCAGCCGCGGCGCCGCTCGCGACGGCACGCGTCGTGCCGCCCACTTGCAGGTTTTCACTTGCGGTGAACGTGCCGGTGGTGCTCGACAGGATCAAGGTGCCGGTCGCTCCCGCCCACGTCGTGCCGTTGCGAACGACCACGCGCGAGACGACTCCCGTGGCGCCCGACGACGCGCCGGTGACGGTGTTGCCCTCCGCGATCGCGGTACCAGTGCCGCCTGTGAAATTCAACGTGGAGCCGAGGGGAACGCTGATCCAGTTGGTGCCCGGACCGCCTTTGAAAATCTTGACGGTTCCGGCGGGGGAGGTCTGCTCGCGCCACGCGTACACACTGCCGTTGATCTGCGCAACGCCCAGCACCGGGCCTGTCCCCGGCACGGTGGCGTTCAGCAGCGAGTTGATGGCGTCGAAACCTTGTTTCCAGATTGCGGCTTCGTCCGCGGCGTCGGTAGCGGTGCGAACTGCAGTGATGACGGCACCCGTGCTGCTGCCGATCAATTCGTACAGCGTCTCTCCGACAGAGAAAGTTCCCGTCCTATTGACAAACGTGAGTTCCGTACTGTTGATTTTTACCAGCAGGCCCGTGGCCGAACCCGACAGATTCTTCAGCGGTGTCTGAAGATATGTAGCGGATGAAAGGACCGTTGTGACGGTGACGATCTGCGTGGTGTCCGCGGCCTTGGACAGGGAATAGGAAAACATTCCCGAATACCCTTCGTAGCCGGCCACGCGCGAATAGCCTCCGGTGACGTTGACCTCGAAGTTCAGCGAGTCGCGCGCGACGCCAGGCGGCAACGAAAGCGTGGGCGTGACGAGATCCAGACCGCCTTGCAACTTGAAGGTGTCGTACTTGACGGGCGGCGTCTGGATCTTGTTCATGTCACGCGAGCGGTTCGCCGAGCATGATGGCCGGCAGTTGGTCGGCGTAGAGATCGTTCTCGAGGCGGCTCAGCTTCTCGTCCGCGCGGCCGATCACTTCGGGCGCGGCCATGAAGATGCCGTACGCGCGCAACGCGCGATACGCAATGATCGGGTGGAAACGATCGGGCAGCAGCGGCACGTCGCCTGCGGCGCTCAGCGCCTGCGGCGTGCGGTAGGCCTCTCCGGCCACCGTGTACGCGCCGTCGGGCACGATGCCGAACCACAACTTCTTGTCGGGCCCGATCGAGAACACCACCGGCTTCGCGCGCTGTGAGCGCATCGCGCCGTACTGGTAGAGGTTCCGGTAGGTGTCCCACGGCATGAAGCCGAGCAGTTGCTCGTCTGCGTAGGACACCCCCGAGGTCGAGAGACGGAAGCTGTCGCGCTTCCAGTCGGCCAAGATCGGCGTTCCGGAGATGGTGCCGTCGGACGTCACCTTGGCCTGCTGCGCGGTGTAGCTGGCCTGGTTGGCCGTCGTGTCGAACAGCACGTCGACGCGCAGGAACTGCCAGTCCGGGCGCTCCGTCTGCAGCATCGACCACTCGTTGGCCACCCAGTTCTTGAACCGGGTAGATTCCAGCGATAAGCCGGTGAAGTTCGCGAGATCGCCCCCGGCCACGCCAGCCTCGGAGCGAACCAGGTTGACGAGCTCGAGGAACGTCACTTCAGCCTCGCTCGGCCAGCACGTTGGCCAGCCACGCACCGCCCTTGGGGTTGTCGTCCTTGATCACGGTGAACGGATACGCCAGGCCGGTGTGCGCGCGCAGCGAGTCCATGGTGATCTCTCCTTGCTGGTTCGGCGTCAGATCCTGGGACACGCGGGTTTCCTTCATGCGCGCGAGCACCTCGAGGTGCTTGCGGCGGATGATCGTCGGGCGGTCGCGGAACACGACCGCGCGGTCGCCGTTCACGTTCAGGTTGACGTACGGCGCCGCGTTGGCGTCGGTCGAAGCCATCACGATCACGACGACCTGCTCGTTCATGAACGCTTCGTCGGCGGCCACGCGGGCCAGGTCCGATTCGGCGACGGTCTGGATGTCGGGCTGGTCGTCGAGGCCGGTCGCGCCCTGGTCGATCAGGCCTTGGACGACTTGGGAGTTTCGTTTGTTGCTGCTCATGGTGAGGGGTTCCTTGGTGCGAGGTTGGGGAGGGCGAAGAAACGCCCCGCCACTTGTGGCGGCGGGGCGTCAAAGCTCGCTCTACGCGAGCGAGCTGATCACGCCGATCAGGTCGTCAGCAGCGGCGTGTTACGCAGCTGGCTGAGGTTCCGGACGGTGATCGCGGCGATGCCGGTCGCGTTCCAGTTGCTGGTGCCGAAGGTCCAGGTGCCGACGGTCGTGGCGCCGGCTTGCACCGTGTGCGCCGCGAAGGGCGTCACGTTGCCCGGCACGACCGGCAGCGGGCAGGCGGTCGAGCCGGCCGAGGTGTCGGTCCAGGCCACGGTCGGGCCCTTGTAGACCAACACGGTGCCGGCGGCGTTGACGGCCCACACGAAGGCCGCGGCCTGGTTGGCCTGCAGCGTCATCGCGGCGCCGGTGGCGCCATCGGTCGTCGGGGTGGCACCGCCGGCCACCGCGGCTTTGGCGAAGTGGTCGCCGTTCAGCGCGTAGCCGAACACCGAGGTGCTGTAGGTCGTCGCGGCGCCGGACAGGCCGGTCAGCGCGGCGCCGGCGGTGGCGGTCGCGAAGACGGCGGTCAGCGAGGATGCTTGTTCGAGATTGAGAGACATGGTCTCTTGTTCCTTTCGTTCAGGGCTGGAGGTTCAGCGCGGCGGCGGCGATCGTGACGGTCGGGGCGCCGGTGTTGGCGCCCCCCGCGGTGACGCCGCTGTGCACGTGGGTGGAGAGCAGGTTGCGGAGCTGTTCGACGTCGGCTTGGATCGCGAGGAACAGCTTGTACAGGTCGTTGTAGCTCTGCCCCGGGGGCAGCGCGGCGCCTGCTCGCAGCTTGACTGATTCGGCCATGGGGATGAATTCCTTTCAGTAGTTGGCGCCCTGAGCTAACTCAGGGCGCCAGGTTCATCACAGGGCCGACACCGCGCACTCGATGCGCGCCATCCAGGCCTCGTTCAGGCGGACGGCGGCGAACCAGGTGCTCGCACCGACGTAGCCGTACTGGCCCAGCGGGTTGGCGTGGTTGATGTCGGTGCTCTTCAGCACGGTCGGCTTGATGGCGTTGTAGCCCTTCAGCGCGACCTGGCCCCAGCAGTCTTCGCCGATCACGATGAACGGGTAGACGTCGACGTTCACGCCGCCCAGGGACAGCGAACCGTTCAGCGTGGCCGAGCCGGACGCGAGGAACGGAGCCAGCAGCGGGGACTTGATGAAGCGGAAGTCCTCGCAGGCGCCGATCTCCATGTCGTGGATCGGCTTGAACGAGCCGTAGTCCTCGACCTTCGTGAAGCTCGGCAGATTGCGGATGTCCGCCACCGCGTCGGTGTGCACGAAGACCAGGAAGGCCGGCTGCACGGCGCGGGTGCCGAAGTTCACGCCCGGGGCCAGACGCTGGGTCACGCGCTTGGCGCGGTTCGACTCCAGCGTGCGCGCGGCCTTGCGCAGGGCGTTCAGGCTGATCGGGGTGTTCACCGCCGAGCGGCTCGAGCCGTTGGCGTAGATCACCGTCGAGCCGGCCTTCAGCACGCCGTAACGCACGAGCTCCAGCACTTCGGCCAGGGTCTCGCCGGTCAGCTTGACCATCTCGCCCGGCACGTCGTCTTCGTACAGCAGCTCGACCTTGCTCGAGAACTTGAAGAGCAGACCGTACTGCTGCAGGGTCACGCTCACGTCCTGGAACGAGATCGTGTTGGCGTTCGGCGTGGCGCCTTCGCCCAGCACGAAGTTCGCCGGCGCGATCACCGGGGTGCCGACGTAGCGCTGCGTGTTTTCGTAGGTCGTGCCGGTGGTCGACGCGCCGAACGGCAGCGTGCGACGGAACACCAGGGTGTCGGTGTTGTTCTGCGGCATCTGGCGCTGCGTGCCGAAGTCGCCGAGAACGGTGATGGGCTGGGCGTGCGCCAGCATGTCCTGCGCCGCGCGGATCAGGTTTCGCGACGCGGCGGTGGAGTAGCCTTGGATGGCCATGGGTCAGATCCTTTCGTTAGCTCGCAGCTTGATCGCGCTGCCGGGCCAGGTAGTTCCATTGCTCTTCGGGGGACATCTCGTCGAACGACTTCGTCGTCGCCCCGGCCTGTGCCGGCCTCGCCGGCGTGGCAGCTGCCGCCAAGCGAGCCTGCCGTTCGTCCTTCACGCTCGCCGCCGACTTCTTCTTGCTCTCAACGTATAGGTCCATCATGCGGACCGCGTCGAGGCCGTCAGTGCTGGCGGCCAGCCGCTTGGTGCCTTCGTCTTGGACATCGAACCAGGCCTTGAACGCGTCGGTCTTGACCTCGTCCTTCCAGCCCGGATGACGCAGGGTCACCAGCTTTTCGTTGAAGGCTCGCTCGAGTTCCGTGACGGCGCCAGTCGTTCGTTGCGCGACGAGCTGTTCGATCTCTTCGGCGGAAGGGCCTTTGCCTCCGGCGAGAGCTGCCAGCTTCGAGTCGACGTACTCCGTGATGGCGTCGCCCCACTCGGGGAAATCCTTCTTCAGCTCCGCCCACTTCTCGGGGTCCTTGGCCGCGGCGGCGATCTGCGTCTGGCTGGGCTGCTCGGCGCTGGCTCGCGCCTTGTCCCAGTCGGACTGCATCTTGCCGACGCGGCCCTGGGTCGCTTTCAACTCGTTGACCATCTGCGGGAACAGCGCGGCCATCTCGTCGAACTTCGCCAGCTTGGCTTGGATCTCGGGATCCAGGGCGGGCTTGGCCTCGGGGGCCGCCTCCTGCGAGGTCGCGGCTTGCGCGGTGGTCTCGGTGCTCGGCTGGGCGCTCTGCTCGGTCTGCGGCGGCTCGGCGGTCGGCGCAGTCTCGGTGCTGGGCGTGTCGCGCTCTGCGAGCGCGGCGTTCCAATCGGCTTCGGAAATGACGGTGCCTTGTTCGGCCATGGGTCTGTCCTTGCGTTAAACCTGATCGCCCGCGGGCCATCCCGGGGGCGTGTTGCTGGCCACTTGGTCCGCCAAGGTCTGGGGCAGAGCAAGTAGCCGGGTCAGCGCTCGGATCTCACCTCGCTTGAGGATCGTGGCCTCCCATGCGCAATTCGGGCTCTCGAGCTCCGTACGGAGCTTCTTGAGTTCCTCTTCCGCATGAGCGCGCACGCGCGCCCAATCGACGTGAACAATCTCGGTCACTGGTGGGACTGGTGTCGACTGGCCGGGCGATGTGTGCCTCTGGCTGTCGTATGGCCGAACGCAGTAGGTGGGTCTGCGGGCCGGTGCGCCCAGAATAGGCGCACTTCACTGTCGTTGCAACTTCGCCACAACGACAATCGTCATACCGCTATCACAGCGGCACGACGACGCTCAGACGGTGTAGAGCTTGCCGCGGAAGAAGACCTTGTTCTCCGCCACGACCTGGCAGAGCTCCGGCGGCATGAGGATGCCGTTGTTGAAGGTCAGAACGGCGAAGCCGGCGCGCCAGTTGCGCGGGCCCTGCTCGAGGTAGAAGAACTGCGGGCCCCACGGGTCTGCCAGCATGCCGGTGTCCACGCCGTAGATCGTGCCGCCGTTCACCGGCGACATCGTCGAGCGCGGTCGGACCTGCATGTTGTGGCAGTGGCCCGTGACGGTGTTGATCTGTGCGGAGGCCGTGTTGTTCCAGGTGGCGTGTTCACCGCCGCGGATGCGGTGCTTGATCAGCGTGTGCTCGTTGACCATGTACGCCCAGGCGTACTGCCAGTCCGGGAAGTGGTCCTCGAACTTCGTCCCGGCGATGCCCTGCACGGCGGCCACGTGCGTGGCGAGAAAGGTGTCGATACGCAGCGTGTGGTTGCCGAAGGTGCCCAGCAGCTTGGCCTCGCCGGCCTCGTCGCGAATCTCCTCCATGCGGCTCTTGCACGCCTCGAGCTCCCGGTCGGCGCTCGGCGCACGCTCCCAGCCGATCGGCGCGTGCCGGCTCAGTGCGGCGCCGTCGAACTCGTCGCCGTTCATCACGACGATGTCCGGCTTGAGGCTGCGGATCGCGCGCACGAACGCTCGGTGCGCCGCGCTCGATTCGCCCGGCCAGTAGTGCGCGTCGCTGCCGACTACGATTAGGCCGTCCTTCAGCGAGATCGGTGTCGGCCGTGTCGAGCGCCTGGCCGACATAAAAGCCTGCGAGCCCTTGCCGTCGCGCACGCGGTGCCCGAGCTTGGCTTCGATCTCCGTGAGCCGGTAGTGCAAGGTCCGAACGTGGATGCCTGCGGCTGCGGCTGCCCGTGTCGGGTTCTTGCCCGAGTCGAGGAACAGCTTGAGCAAAGTGGTGTCGTCGAGTCGCGGTTGTTGCATGAGTCAAGGGTGGAGTTTGTAGACACGCACGGGCGCGCCTGAGTTGCTGTCGTACTTGGCGGCCAGCGCCACCGCACGCTTCGGGTCGGCCCGTCCAAGCGCCTCGTACGCGGCCATGGCGGCCACGCCTCCCGTCCCAATGGCCTCCCGGCCAGACGCGATTCGTTCTCGATCGGGGCCCGCCGCGTAGTGGAAGAGACCCTCGTCGTTGAGAATCAGCAAGTCGGTGTCGTCGTTGCCCGCCCACATTTCCTTGGTGAGCGGCTCCCTCTTGCGCAGTGCTTCGAACAGGCGAAGGTAAACGCGAGAGTCCCCCGCCGCCCCCACGAGCGCGCCGCGGATGCGGAAGACCTTCCGCTGTGTCCACTTGCGCGTCCCGTCGGTGACGTGGGTGTCGGAGACCATGACGCCCAGACTGGCGTCGGCAAGAATAGTGGTCATGGAGGCCCGATTATATGGGCCTTCAGCGGTGCATCAGCCGGCCCACGTTGACAATAAAGCCACAGTACGTATCGCCATCCGGTACCGGCGCGTTGCCGTCGACGCCAATTCCCTGCGCGGTGCTCAGGCTTTGCGCCACACCGGCGACCACCGCCGACGAGACGAACGCCGCCGTCGCGGGGGCGAGACCGTGCCCTTCGCCGCGCGTGACGACGACGATGTTGGAGGCGCCCCCGCTGACCACGAAGCTCTCTCCGCCGACGGCCACAATCTGTGATCGCGCGCCTGCAGCGCCCCCGGCGCCGGTCGACACGCCGACCACGGCAATCGCGACCTGGCCTGCCGCTTGCGACGCGCTTGCGCCTTCCCCGGAGGTCGCGCCGACGGCCGCTGAAGAGGAAGCACCCGCGGCCTGGGACGCAGTCCCGACTGCGCCTTGCACCGCTAGGGCTTGCGACGCAGCCGCGGGCCCCAGGCCGTGCGTTTGGCCGGAAGCAAGCACTGACACCGGCGCGACGATCTGCGAGATCGATTGCGCGTTGCCGAAGACGGCCAGGAC